TGACTCGGATGCAGCCGACAACCTGGAACTTGCTTATGATGGAACAGGCTATGCCGGAGGAACTACCAAGCAGAAAGTTGATCTGGAAACGGTAAAGACCAAGGCCATCACGTGTGCCGATGCAATAACTATTTTAGCTTCAGTAGGTACAGCAGCGACAAGCACGGCGCAAACCGGAGACTCCTACGCCATTGTGAATCATGCGGACTACGGTAATGCTCATCTTGTCCGGTCCACGACTCCAGCCAATACCCTGAGTGTTGATGCAAATCACCTCGTCGCAGTGCCGTCAACGCAGGATGTCAACGCCAAGACCGTTACAAACGGAGCGATCTCAAACGCAACATTCAACGCCGATGTCGGTTCAACGGCCTATGCAACCAACATAATCGCCCTGGCGGTTCGGAAAGTCCTCGATGAATTGAAACTCGACCACCTCGTTGCGGTGGCTGAATCGGATGATCCGGTTGACAATAGCATCATTGCGAAACTGGCGGCTACGGGCGGGGATTGGTCAACCTTTGTAGGGTCAACGGATTCCCTTCAGGGTATCCGGGACAGAGGGGATGCTGCGTGGGTCACGGCTACGGGGTTCGCGGTCGCAGGAGATGAGATGAAGCTTGAGGATGACGCAATCACAGCCGCCAAGTTCGACGAGTCAACAGCATTCCCACTCAAAGCAGCCGATACCGGGGCTACAATCCTCGCCAGAGCCGGTGATGAAATGGATCTGGTGGACGCTCCGAATGAGACGGCGGTAACTGCGATTCAGAATGGGCTGTCAACCTTCGACTCTACGTCTGACGGTGTAACACTGACCACTGGCGGCATCGACGCTATATTCGACCGCAATTCATCCCTATCCATCTCCTTTGAAACGCTCATCAACCGCATCTACCAGATGCTAAATGACAAAATGGAAGTGACAAATGAAAGCGGAGATGTAGTGCTACGCAATATTGCAGATTCGGCGGACATTGCAACCGGCAACGTAACAGACAACTCAACAACTACAGTACGAAAGGGGCTGACGTGGGTATAAGCATCGAAGAACTCACAAACCACTACCAATCAACAAATGAGCGCTGGACGGTGGAGGGCCTACTCACCTGGCTGGAGCGCAAGGGGGTTCCCACCGACATCGCCCATGAAGTCCTGAAGCAAGTCCTCATGGAATACACCACCTCTACGCTCCCCGCCACCACCCACGAGTTCGACCATCTGACGCTGAAATTGGCACAAGGGGTGGGTGAGAAGATCAAGAAGGCCCAGATCGCCGCCCTGGAGCAGAACGCCATGGACACCCTGAAGAAGTACGACTCAGACTGGTACAGCAAGGGGAAATTGCGAAAGATCTGGGAAGTCATAATGAACCGGGACTAGGAGCATCCAACATTGAACTACAAACCCTATGCCGGATACTGGTTCTACGGGGGAACGGACGCCACTCAACGGGCCAATTTTTATGCCTCCTATGGCCTCATTGCCTCCCTCCCGACGCCATCCGAAACAATCTCCTCGGTCATCAAAATCTTCGGACGCCGGATGCTGATGTGGATAAATGGATGGCAATCCGGATTCGGATGGAGGAAGCTATAGCCCATGCTGGATGTTTCAACACTCGACCTGAGCCAATTCGACGAGCGCACCATCAACCAGTTAAACGAGTACGCTGGGGTATTCGAGTATGAGCCTACCCTCGTGCTAGGCTGGTTGATGAAAAGCCCCTGTAAAATCACATGCTTGTTCTTAGGCAACCAGTATGGAAAAGGAGAATGTATTTCCGGTGATACACTGGTCAGAACAACTAATGGTGATATTCCTGCCGGGCAACTATACGAAGATGGCAAGCCATTCGGTGTTTACTCATGGGATGGAGAAAAATTGGTTCCTGCGGTAGCCAGCAAATTAATCAAGAAACACTGGCCCCACAGGATGTATAGAATTACGTTGTCAGATGGGCAATGGGTTGAGGCTTCAGAGAATCACCGTATTTTAACTGTTTCTGGCGAATACGCCACTGTCGGAGCTTTATACGACGTTTTGCACGGACTTCCTCGGAGGTCTTCGCAATCGACTGTGAGTATGCCTGTTGGCGTATTTTCCCTTCCTCAGTCCAGTTTGGAACCCTGCCAGTCAACTCATGACGGAGATGATCTGCGTTGTGGGAGAACAGGACTAGATTCTCAGGGGAATTGTCAGCACGATCTCCATTGCGGTGGTGGACGACCTCTTTCGGTTCGAGATAGCGGCCAATTATCTGTTCCATTATCAACCGATGCTCTGCCACATACGATTTATTGTGAACAGCGTATGGATGTTCCGGCATGTATATGTGCCAATAACCAGAAATCATTACCCTCCCGCCCTTCCAGTTCGTATGTTTCGGACCAGAACGGGGGCCGGTACGCTGAGTCTTTATACCAAGTTTCCCACACCATACCCGAACTGTATCTTCGCAAGTCCCAAAATGGGCAGCAACCTCTTTCTGCGTCAATAAATCCACCTCAATCATCTTCTTCAGCTCCTCTTCGTGGCCCTTCAGTTTACTCTTCGGCATTCTACTCTCCTGTATGTTTTATGGGTAATAAGGTATATAGCATAGAATTTATTGGCTGTCAAGAGGTATACGACTTCGAGGTTCCCATCTATCACAATTACCTCGCCGGGGGACTGATTCACCACAATACGGCCATCATGGACTACTGGCATCGGGTCAATGGCACTCATCCGAACCCCCATAAGAACTTCAAGCCGGAAGACAAGATCCGGGTTGTCCGGTTCGCTTCTGAAAACCTCCCAGGAGAGAACGTCGAGGCAGAGGTAAAGAACACCCAGTATCCAGTCCTGAAGCGCCGCTTTCTCCCCTCCTGGATCAAGAAGGACATCACGGCCCGTCATCCGGTCGTAACAGTCAAACCCATGCTAGGGGGGAAGCCCGTCCAATTCGAGTTCGTATCCTACGGTCAGACCGTTCAGGCTGGTGCAGGTGTGCAACGTGCCTCGGTGTGGATTGACGAATCCTGCCCTCCTGCATTCTTCTACGAACAGCTCCCTCGTTTGTTGGCTGGCGATGGGGATATTATCGTCACCCTCACCCCCGTCCCCGGCAACCTCGGATGGGAGTTTGATGAGCTATTCGAGCGCGCCCGTATCATTGTCCGCACCCAAACCGTCATCGACCGCATCTACCAGCGCACCGGGGAACGTGTGCCCATGCATGAGCGCACGAACTCCAAGGATGACATCATGGTCATCATGGCAGCGACGGACGACAATCCCATCTATGAGAAATTAGCCAAGAAGAAGTCTGAGCGCACGGGCCGGGTCATCACCGTCAACGACTACATCACCGACATTCTCGGCATGATGGACGATGAAGATATGGTAGATGCCAGACGCTACGGAATGTTCAAGCAGCTCTCCGGAAAACTGTTCAAATCATTCACTGAGCGCACCCACGTCATCCCCTTCGACCACTATTTCCCCGATGGCATCCCCCACGACTGGAAGCATTTCCGGGGCATCGACTGGCATGAATCGACCCCCTGGGCTTGCGGGTGGATAGCGGTTTCCCCCCACGACGAGATATTCGTCTACAACGAGTTCAACCCATCACCAGAAAAAATGATTACAGCCGAGATCATGAGAATCATCGCCACCCGGAGCCAGGACTACAAGTTCGATCTCAACCTAGTTGACCCCCTGGCGGCCAAGATCCAGCCCAATACCGGAATAAGCAGCCTGGAGGACATGAATCGTATCATGGCGGCATACAAGCGCGAAGGGTTGGGCACTGGCGGCTACTGGACGGTATGGGATACGAAATCCCAGAAGGGCCGGGATGAGATACGAAAAAGGTTGATGAATAGTGTAAAGGTGGGTAAACCGTTTAATAACATGGTTATAGACGGGGCCAGGAAAGAATATCTCCCGACGATCTGGTTCACCGACAACTGCCGACAGACCATCCTGTCCCTGAAGAACTGGCGGCGCGAGGAGTGGGCCAACACCAAACTGAACAGCTACAAGGAAGAGAAGGAAACCCCGCAGCAGAAGTGGAGCCATTTCTGTACGATGCTAGAAGGGTTATTGAAACGTCCGGAGGTGTTCCAGGCGAGGTTCCGGGGGGAAGGCAAAAAAAGATTACCGTTATATTAGATCAGAGAAGGGGGAAACGCATGCCACTATACCAACTATATTGCTCAAAGTGTCTCGAACTCCACGAAGTCCAGGTAAAACTCAAGGATTTCGATAAGTTAAACACTCCAGGGCAGAAACCGAAATGTCCAGTCTGCAACACCGAACTAACCCGGATGATGAGTCCGGTAACTTTCAAATTCAAATAGACCCTTAAATACGAGGAATACGCCATGCCAAACTCCATCATTACCGCAAAGGAGCAATCACAGCACCTCCTGGCGCAACAGCTCTATGCCGAATACTCCACCGCGAAGTCCAACCAGTCCTCCGTCACCGACGAGTTCGAGGCCATTATCGACATGCTGGAGTGCAAGCGGACGGCGAAGAACTATGAGTGGCAGGCGGATTTCTTCTACCCGGAATACCCCGCCATCCTCAATACAGAAGCCTCGCAGTGGGCCGGACAGTACTTCCAGAGCCGGGACTTCGTTGATGTCTATCTGGAAACTGACGAACCGGACGGGCCGATGAAGTGCATGGCCGCCAAGAAACTCATCAACCGCACCCTGAACCGCCGATCCCTGTACCACTATCAGAAGTACATGCGGAGCCGAACCATAAACTCCATTGCCGGATTCAGCTGGAAAGTCCTGAGCTGGCACCAGAAACTCAAGAAATCCATCCAGGGGTATCGCACAATCGTCACCGGCTACGGCGTGGATGAGTACGGGCAGTCCTACGCTGACACCACTCAAGAGCCTGTCTGGGGGATGGACCCTGTTTACGACTACCTGGACTATGAGGTGATCGACCCCCGGAACGTCTTTACCTCCAACGAGTACACCTATTCCGCACAACAGAAACGCTACATCATCATCCGGTCAGAAGATACCTACGAGGGGCTTATTCTCAAGAAGGATTCCCACGGCTACGTCAACCTAGACCAGATAAAAGCACTCATCAACAGCCCCAACGACGCTGGCCGGGAAACGGAAACATCGTCGGAATCCTACAACAAAGAAGGGCAGTACCAGAAATCACCGGAAACCCGCATCGTGGATCTGGACATCCTGGAGCGCTACGGGCAGATGTGGGCGGTGGTGAAGTCCCGCGATGAGTGGGGCAACCCGGAAGAGATCGACTATCCATTCAACGCAGCAGGGGAACTCAAGGACAACGCGGAAGTCATCAAGGGGATCATGACAATAGCGCTGTACGGCTCCAACAAGATCCTTATCCGCTACCAACCCTTGTTCACCATCGACTCGGAAGGCAACCCCTACTACCCCATCATCCGCTCCCTCTGCTATATCCATCCCACCAAGGACACCGGGATGTCGGACGGCAAATACTCCAAGGAACTCCAGGTTGCCATCAACGACAACATGAATATGTCCTCCGATAGAGTCAAGCTGGCCACCATTCCCACCTTCAAGGGCAAACGGTACGCAGTGGAGGAGAACAATGAAATCTACATCGAGCCGGGGCATACCATCCCCCTGGAAGATCCCACCAACGACCTCCAGGAACTCGACATCAAGGACGACATCACCGGGGCATTGAACCAGCACGGCATGCTCGTCTCCGCGCTCCAGAAGGTCAACGCGGTCTATCCCACCACAATGGGCGAACTCCCCGCTGCCTCCAATACTGCAACCTCCATCGCCGGGGCTGACCAGCGTTCCAACGACCGATCCAACTACAAGTCCCTGACCGTAGAATACACCGACCTGACGGAGTTCTACTGGATCATACTTCAAATGTCCTATCAGTTCATGCACCCAAAGACAGCCCTGAAGATCCTTGGCCCGGAACTGGTATCCGTTTTCGACCCGTCCTGTGATTACTCCTATAAACCAATCACCTCGGCCATCGAACAGGAACATTCCAAAACGCGCAAGATCCAGGCCATAGACCAGGCAATGGGGCGAGTAGCAGCCGTTCCCAATCCCCGGACGCCCATCGTCATGAACAAGCTCCTGTCCATGTGGTTCGACCTGATGGGCCAGGAATTCAACGACGTGAAGGATTCCCTGTTCGATGAATCCCCCCAGGCGCAGATGATGGCCGCAGGAGGGATGGGTGGGGGAATGGGCATGGATCAGGGTGGTGCGAATCTAATGGGGACTCAACCGAACTCCATGACGCCGAACATGCCAAGCAACCAGAATGGAGTAGAGTCATCGGATCAGGAGATGGTGGTGCGCGGCTTGGCTGGAGTAAATCAAATTACAGGAGGAGCATAGCAATGGCAGGGGGAGAAACAACTCTTGGCAACATCAACGGCGGCAACGGCAACAGCGGAAACACTTTACCATCCAACGTCAACAAGTACGAATCGCTTATGGAACTGTTCGACTACCTCTCCAATCTGCTCACCTTCGCGGACAACGAATGGATCAATGGCCACGTGGAGGTGATCTTCGACACCCAATCCAACTCCATTGCCATCGAGTTCACGGAAATGGACGATGGTGATTTCGATACGATCAGGGAAGCGGTCAATGAGTAATCCAATAGGCAGTGAGCAGGGCAAACATACATACAATAACCTGACCGCCGACGAACTCCTGCTCTACCTCTACAAGAAGCGGTCACGCGCCAAGGACTCCCTGACCATCCTGTCCCGCTACCGGCACTTCATCGAAGCCCTGGAAACCCCGGTCGGCCAGCAGCTGCTCATCGACGCCCTGAACCGCCACGACGAACTCTTATTGAGAATCTCCGCCATCGACGCCACGGACGCAGAAAAGATGGAATACCTCGCACTCAAGAACATCCTGAACAAGTGGTCGGAGAAGATCGCCAATTACTACTCGGAACTCAATAAAATCAAGGAAGCGACAAATGTTAAACCGAACTCCTGAGAAAACTGTTCCTGAGAAAACGACTCATGATAAAACGACTCATGATAAAACGGTTCCTGAGAAAACGGTTCCTGAGAAAACGGTTCCTGAGAAAACGCACTCTCTAACCCCTAAACAGCGAAAACTCCTTGAATATTTCCGGGATGTATTTAACAGTGGGTACTACGGTAATATTAATATAGTATTCCGTAAGGGGGAACCAACCAGCGCCAAAGAAGAGCGCTCAGTTGTGTTCGAGCAATAGGATAGCCAGCAGCATGAAACCCAACCTCCCCAGATAGGCAAGAGGATTGGATTAAGGAGAGTATATGCCGGAAGAAATTAAAACAGACGCCACGCAGACCACCACGACAGAAACTCCCGTTACAACCGTAACCCAGGAGGCTCTGGAAGCGGCATGGGACGCGGGGGAGAACGAAATCGGTAACACGGAAGAAGTATTAAGTGGCACAACGGAGCAGGTGGCAGAGACAGACTCCGATGCCGAAGACCAGGCGCAGTTCGGGGAAGAGGAACAGGAGCCGTCCCACGGAGACAAGACCTGGATCGGACGGAAGCTGAAAGCACAGGAAGACCGGATATTCGCACGGTTGCAGGAAATGTTGGCTCAAAACCAGGGGCAAGGGAACCAGGCCAATGCTCAACCCGTTCAGCAGCCCCCAGTAATCCAGGAACCAGTTCAGTACGGCAACGCCTTCATTGAACAGCGTATCCAGGAGGCGGTTGAACATGGCCGTATCCCCGCGATCCCCACGACCCCGCAGGAGATATTCGCGGTCAACCAGTTCCTGGCAGAGGTCCAAAACGAGCAGATAAGCATGGCGAATCACTCCTACGCCGCCGCCTACACCTCGCACCTCCAGACGCTCCGAACCGGCGACAACGACGAACTCCATGACGAGGTGATTGCGGAACTGTATAATCCCCAGTCTCCCTTTAACCTCAAGCGCGGGAACGACAACCCCGCCACATGGAACCCGGTATCAGATGCAACGATGAATTACTATCAGGCCAAGGCGCACCTCCTGGAACAGCGATTGTCCGGGAAGCAGCCGAAGAATGTGTTCAAAGGGAAACAGACCACCAAGCCGACAGGGGTATCGACCGGCAATACCAACACCAATGCCCAAGACGATCTCCCCAATCTGGATAAGGATTCTCTGGAACTCATGAGCGCATTCAACATTTCTCCGGAGAAGGCAAAGGAAGTCTTAAAAGGGGATCTCCCCATGCACCTCCGGGGCGGGTTCAGGTAATTTACGATGGCAACCTTCACATCCACCAACACTACCCGCGCACTTCGGAGCCGCAAGAGAGTAATCATCCTCCCCGGCACTGGCGAAGACCGCAATCGGTATGTCCGTTGCTGGAATTGTGGGTTCACGGTAGACCTGAACCAATATGTAGGAGGGGATGCCAGCGGCATTCAGGTAACAGAATACGTCACAGATTCCGTGATTGGAACCGAAGCCGCCCAACAGTATCTCCTGGAGAACGGTGAAATCAACATCGAGTCCTACAATGAGATACCGGATGAAATTGGGACCATCATTGAAACGGGGCCGGATGGTGAGGAAGTCACCGACTATTACACCCCCAGGTTTGCGGAAGCGGTTGGGGGATGCCCGTTCTGCGGGTGCCGTAACGTAATATAATATCACATAAACCTAATATCAACTTAACCATAACCTATAATATCAACTTAACTATAACCTAGCTTAACTCACATAGCTATCAGAAGAACTGAAGCGATCTCTCCCTAACCCGGACTGATCGCTTTTTTCGTTTAAGGAGGAATCTTATGGGATTCGAGGTAATTGAAGGTGAAATCCGCACTATTTGGGCTCCAATCAACTTTGCCAACAGTGCGGCTACCGTATATCAGGGAAGCATTGTCATGTCTTCGCTGGCTAATTCTGTCCCGGCTGGAGAGGGTCTGCTTGCCATTGGTGCATCCGCTGGAGCAGCAGATACTACAGGCAAGGCTGTCCCGTTTGGTGTTGTGTTAGGGTTCAACGCAGAGAACAACGGGACTTACAGTTCAACATATAAAGGCAACTATGTTGTCACCGCAGGAACCCAGGCGGCACAGCAAGCCAGAACCGGGACACGTCTCGCAGAAGGAATGGCTGCCAAAGGCGATCCGCTGTATTGGGGCAAAGTGGCTGTTATTGGGCCATCGACTGTTTTGAAAGGCCCCATCTTCAACGGTGCTTATGGGACTGCTCCTACAGCATATTCCAATACCGCTGCCAGCGCGGATGGATCTACCCTGACGACATCGGCAATTTCCAATGCGTACCGGACCTATAACGGTACTTGGTATTGTCGTTCCGGGGCGAATCGCGGCCTGTATCGAACAGCATATGATACATCCACGACTACACATACGTTCAGGACGGCATGGCCGCATGGTATTGCAGTTGGTGATTCTTTCGTGCTGGCATCGCTCCGTATTGGAACCTGCGCGGCTCAGTTCGATTCTGCTTCAACATATATCGAACAGATGCCATCATACTCAACAAACTACTATCTTATCGACGTGCTTGAAATCAACTTGGAAACGTCAGGTAAGGAGTACGCAATCTTCAAGTTCAACGCAGACCAGTTCTGCGGTGCTAGAGCATAAGGAGGAACGTAAACTATGGGAAATCCTGCAACTAGAGAACAATTCTATGGGCTACTGGAAGCCGGCCTGAAGGAAGTATCGGAAAACCAGTGGAACGATCTTCCGTCACAGCTCCCTCAGCTCTATCGTTCCATCCCGTCCACTGCGGCATGGGAGGAATTCTTCAGCATCGGGTCGGTTGGCGACATCCCGGCCTTCAACGGCAAACTGGAATACCTGACTCAGGCTCCCGGATACCTGACCCGTATCGAGTCCAAAACCTACGCCGCTGGCCGGATCTTTGAACGGGAACTCATTGAGGATAAGAAGTACGGTGTCATGAGCGACCAGGTGGCCTCCCTGACCCGTTCCGCACAGCGCACGAAGGAGAAATTAGGCATTGAGGCATCCTTCGCCTACGCCTTCTCCACGGCCCATCTCTTCCAGTATTCCGAGGAAGGAGTGGCCCTGTGTTCCGACTCCCACACTACCAAGTCCGGGGCATCTACATCCACCGGCTTCGACAACTGTGGCACATCGGCATTCAACAAGACCTCCCTGGCGGCCACCAAACTTGCCATGCGGCGGTTCCGGGACGACATTGGTGAACGTATCGACCTCAACCCCGACACCATCATCTTCCCTTCCAGTATCGCAGACACGGTACGGGAAGTGGTCGGTTCGGACAAAGACCCCGATTCGGCCAACAACACCATCAACGTTCAGTACGGGAAATGGAAGCTCATTGAGATCCCCCGACTTGATGATTACGATCCCAACAACTGGTTCGTGGTTGACAGCCGGGAAATGAAACGCCATCTCCTCATGATTGACCGGGTTCCCAAGGAAACCAACACCGCCATCGACTTTGAAACCTTCGCCGTCAAATGGAGTATCCGGTTCCGCGTGGCATTCGGTTTTAAGGAATGGAGGTTCGTGTATGGGCACCAAGTGAGTTAGGTAAACTTTAAGACCATATAACAAACAGCCGGGGGCCAACCACTCCCGGCATAACCATATCTCAGGAGTTCAAATATGCGCTTAACTTCTTTCCCGAAAGGAATTCAGGTGTGCGGCGTTCCTTATGGCGAACGGGTCGGAGTATTCCTACCAGAAACCCGGAGTAGAGTTCTGGGTAGGGATGGCGCTCGGTCAAGGAATTAACGTGTCGATTCAGGAAAGGTATTCCACATTGCTCCAGTCTCATGACGGGCTGATGTACGGATACGACACTAGGCAGACGGTTAGAATAAAACAGTAACGGTTCATATTTCACAGCTCCCCCTTGGGTGGGGCGGGTTTCCCTCTCCCTGGCCCGTCCTGCCCTAAATATAGAGGGAAGAACAGCATATTACCAGGGAGACCATAGCATTAATATATCATTTACGAAAGGGAGTCAGTATGTCAGTAGAAACACGAGCACCACAGGGGAACGGGAAAGAGCAGAAGGATCAGATTGACAGCACGGAGGATTTCGTATTCTTCGGGGCGGCGGACAAGAACGGCAAAGGGAACATCGCCAGCACCTATCCTATGTTCTACTATGATGTGATGGGAGACAATCTCCGGGAGTCAATCCGTAGAGACAAACATGCCGTAGAGAATGACCTCGTGCCGAAGGGATCGCTCAATGAATTCAAACAGGCGTTGATCGACAAGGAAGCCAAGCTCCGCCAGTTCGAGATGGCAGTCCCAAAGCTATCATCCAAGACCAAGGATCGGATCAATCGGGTGCGCGAAGAACTTGGGAATGAGATCCGCGACCGGATGTTCACCTACGATCAGATGCAGCAGACCAGGGGAATCTCCTACGCCCATGAGGAAATGCGGCGAATGACGGAGCCATGCATCAAGCTCACCGGAGACGCCCTCAAGGCCGCCCATGCAGCCAATGTCAGGGTAACGGGTGGCAAAGTAACCCGCACCGGCGCGGAGAAGGTCTGGAAGATCGCAAGCAAGCTGTTGGGTGAGGAATCGAACGTAGAAGCGTTAAGACGATAACCAGTACCGATAGAAGTCTTGAGCGGAAAGGTTTATAGATTATGGATGGGAAAACCCTCACTGACGCCCTGTATAGCACCCTGAATGAGGCCAGCACCTCGTCATTCATGGACGCCCGGACATCCTACGACCATCTCTATGAGGCGGCGTGCGAGCTGGTGTCACGGACATGGTGTCTGACCTCCACCCAGGCCATAACCACCGTTGCCGATCAGACCGCCTACGATCTCAACGCCGATTTCCTGAAGCTCTATCTTCAGAATGACCGGAATGAGTACGTCTGCAAACTGAATGATGGGTCTTCGGATTACTGGCTGAAGTGGCGGGATCACCAGGGGATTGTGTTAGCAAACAACGATGATTCCATAGCAATCCCCTGGAACTTTTCCATTATCGACAAGTCTACCCTGGACGATCCCATTACCGGAACAGCGACCTCTTCCGGCGCATTGTCCAACGGGGAAACGATCCTCTATGACACCTCGGCCCCGTTTGCTAACGTCAAGGCCGGGGATGCTATTCACAACACGACTGACGGATCGGATGGAGTTGTAATTTCCGTTACCTCCACCTCTGAACTCATCACCGCCCTGTTCGACGGAACCGACAACGATTGGGACAGTTCCGATGCCTATGTGATTGTTCCCGGTGGCCGTAAACAGTTCATCCTTGACCCGCCGCCGTCCACCGATGGGTACACAATCACTCTCTACTATCTCCAGAAGCCCACTCCGGTCTACTCTTCCTATCGGGCCTACCGTTTCGATCCGGACTATAAACGCGCCTTAGTCATGTATGCAGCGTGGCTCTACAAGTACCGGGATCGCGATCCCAACTTCGGGGATGCGTTCTACAAGTTCTTCGACCTGAAGTGCCGGGAGGCCAATCGCAACGAGAACTCCAGCAGGAACCGAACGGGCCTGAGGTTCAATTTCAAGAAGCGAAGCTATCGCGACCGAAGTTATAGATAGTAATTAGCGAAAGAGAACGGACACGAACGGACCGAACAGGCAAGAACTGACCGAACAGACACGAACTGACA